ACTGACGTACCTGTAGGGCCACTCATATAGCGGGGTGGCCCTACAGGCGTTGGAGGGACTTATGGCTTGTAGGACCGGATGTATCACGAAAGACCATGCCTCTTATGGGGAGTGCCTGAGATCGGCCTCTCTGCGAGTGGGTTGGGGTAAGTCACACCTGGGCATTGACCGGACCAGGGAACGTGGCAAGCAGGCTGAACTGGATCTGTACAAGACCGCAAGGTCGGCAGGGATTCAGCCTGCGACAACAAGGACTCCCGATATCCGTAAGGCGATTGAGATATCGGAGAAGGCAGGCGCTGCCTTTGATGCAACAAACAACACCTTCAGCAATGGTGCCCATTACAGCCCTAAGACGGGGCAGGTAGTTCAATTCTAAGGAGTACAGGTGGCGAACGCTGTCTTCCCTAAGGCCAAGGAAGGCTTCCTTGATGGAAGCATTGACCTGGATACGGCCTCTATCAAGGTTGCCCTGGTTCGGGGTTACACCTATAACGCTGCTCACGATTTCGTGGATGATGTGACGGGTGCTGGTGGCACTCTCCATGCCACGTCTTCTGCGCTGTCTAGCAAGAGTGTGACGAATGGCGTGTTTGATGCCGCCGATATCACCTACACCACTCCTGCTACGGACACGAACGATCACAGCCTGCTGATCTACCAGTCTTCCGCTGTGGGTGGTGGCGCTGATGTGGCTGCCTCTAGCCAGCGTGTGATTGCGTGGATTGACACGGGCACGGGTATCCCGATTAAGCCTGCTGGTGGCGACATCACCGTGGTGTGGGATTCGGGCGCTAACAAGATCTTCAGCCTCTGACCTGAATGACCGTTCTTGATGTAACGGAACGCCCAGTATTCAAACTGGGTCCTGAACTTTTCAGGATTGTCTACCCGAGCGGTATCGCCTCGGGTGAGGCTTTCGGCACAGCACAGGCCAATGCATCTGTAACCGCTGAGGGTGTGGCTCCTGCGGGTGCTGTAGGCACAGCCTCCACGACTGCCAGCATTGCTGTCACCGGGATTGATGCAGCCACGGGTGCCGCAGGCACCCCCTCTGCTGTGCTGTCCGTGAACCCGACAGGGATCGCTGGCGCTGGTGACCTGGGTCAGCCTCACTTGGTCACCCAGGTGCGGGTGGATGGCCTGCCTTCAGCGGAAGCCCTGGGGGAACCGACTGCCTTCACGTCGATGAACCCGTCAGGGTTCTCTGCGACCGGAGGTGGACTAGGTACACCATCTTTGACGATGGTGATGTCACCTGAGGGCATTGCTTCTACGGAGGCGTTCGGGGATGCGGACACACTCGCCACCGTGTTCATCATCCCTGGCCCGTTCGATCCGACAAATGATTTCGGTGATGCTGTGGCTACGAAGAAGGGCTGGGTTTTCCGTACCCCGAAGAACACCTACCAATGGAGGCTGTTCAAGGAGTACGAGGGCATCAGCCTGTTGAAGGAAGATGGGGTGTGGTCAGAGGTGGCTCACCCTGACCTTGAGCGCACTCGCGCAGCACAGGTGTATCTGGCTGGTGGTCGTGACCATGTGGTGTCTACCTCGTTGAAATCTGAGCTTGAGGCCTTGGGTTACACGGTGACGGAGGAGTTTGTGACCACGGAGGAGTATCTGTGACGACGTTTGATGAGTTGGCAGACGATGTGCTGTCGATGCTCCGTGGCTATGTGCGTTCGCAGGAGTCGGTGACTGCCCTGAATGGCAGCCTGAACTCGTCTGCGACCACGTTCAACGTGGATAACGGTTCACGCCTGGGTATGGGTCGGGCTGAGATTGATGATGAACTGGTGTACATCGACGCGGTGACGACTAACGCTGTGGCCTTGCAGCCGTGGGGTCGGGCTGTGGATGGCACTACTGCTGCCACCCATGCTGATAACGCCAGGGTCACGTTCAATCCCCTGTTCCCTCGCCACTATGTGAAGCGTGCCATCAACGACACGATTGCTTCTATAGGTGTGGAGTTGAAGGCGAAGGATGTGCATACGTTCACGTTCCTGCCTGCGACGAACACCTATCAGGTGCCTGCGAATGTGAAGGCTGTCAATCAGTTGACGTGGAAGACGGTTGGCCCTTCGGGCCGTTGGGAGACGGTGCGACGTTGGCAGTTGGATCATCAGGCGAATGCGACTCAGTACACGACGGGCAAGACGGTGACTGTGTGGGACAGCATTGTTCCCGGTCGAACCGTGCAGGTCCGGTATCTGAAGGATCCGACCTCTCTGTCCGCTGGTGCGGACACCCTGACAGGGACGGCAGGTTTGCCTGCCTCGTGCCGGGATGTTGTTGCTCTGGGGACGGCTGCCCGACTTGTGTCGTCTGTGGATGTGGCTCTGCTGGATCCCAGTTCGGTACAGGCAGGCTTTTTTGATGAGCGTCGCCAGATTGGGTCTGCGTCGAATGTGGCGAGGACTTTGTATGCGCTGTTCCAGCAGCGCCTGGCTGAAGAGGTAGCTCGTTTCCGTGATGACCTCAACACTCCGATTCACTACCGGAAGTAGGATAGATGCCCCGTAGATATTATTCGTCTACAGCGGTAGCGACGACCCTGTCTGCTTCCGCTAACAATTCGACTACGTCGATTACGGTGACTGCCCTGTCGGGCTACCCGGCTCAGTTCCCCTATACGGCGATCATTGACCCTGACACGGCCTCTGAGGAGGTTGTGACTGTTACTGCTGCCTCTGGCACCACGTTGACGGTGACTCGTGGGTCTGATGGTACGTCTGCTGTGTCTCATAATGCTGGGGCTGTGTTCCGGCATGGGGTGTCAGCTCGGGACTTCGATGAGGCTAATGCCTTCGCTAATGGGGGCGGTGTCGCTAACTCTCTACTTACTGCCAAGGCGTCGATACTCACGGCGACGGCTGCCAGCACTCCTGCCGCCCTCGCGGTCGGCTCCAATGATCAGGTCCTGACGGCTGACTCCTCGACGGCGACGGGCCTCAAGTGGGCCGCGGCCCCTGTCAGCCTGCCGAGTCAGACGAGCAACGCTAACCGCCTCCTAACCACGGACGGCACTAACGCATCGTGGACCAACGTCGCCACCAGCCTGATCAGCCTCGCGCCAGAGGAACGCTTCAACGTCGTGGCCTCAGCGGCTACGGGCACCATCGCCATCAACGTCCTCACGGCAGCCGTCTGGTACTACTCCACTAACGCGACCGCGAACCACACGATCAACTTCCGAGGCGACGGATCGAACACCCTCAGCAGCCTTCTGGCGACGGGTGACGCGATCACGGTCGGCTGGATTATCAATAACGGGACGACGGCTTACTACCCGACGACGATTCAGATTGACGGGTCAGCGGTCACACCTAATTGGCTGAATGGGTCCGCGCCTCCTACGGCGTCGCAGGCTAACCAGACGGCAGGCTTGGACGCGTTCACGTTGACGATCATCAAGACCGCAGCGACCCCGACGTATCGGGTGCTGGGTAGTTGGGCGCAGTACCGCTAATGCCTATCGTGGGGCGTTTCGGGTCGCTTGCCGGGTTGGGATCGCTGATCCTGCCGGGCGGCGCTATGGAGAGCATCGCCACGGTCAGCGTGGGATCGGGCGGTGCGTCGTCAATCTCATTCAGCGACATTCCCGGTGGCTTCCAGCATTTGCAGGTGCGGATCGTCGCTTTGATGAATGGCGCCAATCAAGCCGTCTGGACGCGCTTCAATGATGATTCAGCCGCTAACTACTCGTGCCACTTTCTGTATGGAACGGGTGCGGCGGCTGCGGCTGGGTCCAGACTTTCCGACGGTGGCATTGACGCCATCTTCCAGCCCACCTCAAGCGGCAAGGAGTTCTGTGGAGTCATTGACATCCTCGACTATGCGAACACGAGCAAGCACAAGGTTATTCGCGTGCTTCATGGCTCCGATTCCAACGGCGCTGGCTATGTCGGCATCAACTCGGGGTCATGGCGCAACACCAACGCCATAACCAAGATCCACCTGTCGGACCAGATTGGGTCTTCTTCGTTCAATCAGCACACCACGGCGGCGCTCTACGGTTTCCGCGCATGACCGCCGCCACTAATTCGATAGTAAACGACACGGGGAGGTGCCATGCCTGCAACGTATGAGCCCATCGCCTCGCAGACGTTGGGCAGCGACGTATCAGAGGTCACTTTTTCCAGCATCCCCGGCACCTTCACTGACCTAGTAGTCGTAGCGCAAACCCGCACAAGCGAGGCCGCAACCGTTAGCGGCCTTGGCTTGCGACTGAACGGCACAACATCGACCGGATTCTATTCGGTCACGCGATTGCAGGGCAGCGGCAGCGCGGCGTCTAGTGGCCGCGATTCTGCTAGTACGGAGACGCAGAGCAACGGCGGCGTGGCACCGGGCAATACTGCGACATCAAATGTGTTCGGGACAACTGTCTTGCACGTTATGTCCTATGCCAACACCAACGTATTCAAGACGGTCCTGTGGCAATCCGATGATGGGGCGCAGAGCCTTCTTCGTCGTAGCGTGACGCTGTTTCAGTCAACGTCGGCAATAACGTCGCTCACCCTGCGACCCGGCGCCGGAAACCTCAAGAGCGGGAGCACGGTTTCGCTCTTTGGATTGAAGGCCGCCTGATGTCATTTACCTGTGAATATACGACCGGGGGCCGCTGATGCCGACCACCATGAAGCTGATTGGGAAGCAGACTCTCGGGTCCGCTGCCGCTTCGGTGACCTTCTCATCCATTCCCAGCACCTACACCGACCTACTCATCACATACTCAGCCCGGTCGATACGGTCTGGACAGCCAGCCGACAACATCAACATCAGGTTCAACGGGTCCAGCGCGACCAATTACTCATTCCGCTACCTAGAGGGCAACAGCGCAGCCGTCAGTAGTTTCAACGGGTCGGCGCAGGCCCAACTGATCGTTGGCTACTCAACGGCAGCAACGGCAACGGCTAGCACGTTCGCTTCTGGGGAAATCTACATCCCCAACTATGCGGGCAGCACCGCTAAGAGTGTGTCCTCTACGTCAGTCACGGAGCACAACGGGGGCGCGGCGGGCAACGCCTTCATCCTCGCCTTTGCTGGCCTGTGGTCTTTGACTAGTGCCATTACCTCGGTAGAGGTCATTTCTCAGGTCGCTAACTTCGCCGCAGATTCGTCTTTCTACCTCTACGCGATTTCCCGCGCCTGACTTTAGGAGTATTCATGTCCACACCCATCGCTATCGAGGTCAACTGCGAGACCGGCGACGTAACTGAGCGGCCCCTGACTGCGGAGGAGATCGCGCAGCGGGAGGCCGACGCCGCTGCCGCCGCTACTGCGGAGGCTGAGCGGGTCGCTGCGGAGGAAGCCAAGGCAGCCGCTAAGGCCAGCGCCATCGCCAAGTTGGCAGCCCTCGGGCTGACCGAGGATGAGGCCGCCGCCCTGGTCGGGGCGTAGTCCGTAACCGTCACGTTAACGATCTCGCGCAACCTTTACTAAGGAATTCCCATGTTTAAGGTTTCGGCGTAAGCCGAAATAACGGGCAGCCTATTCCGGCTTAACGATCCAGCTCCCCGCAGCCCCCTAGGGCTTGTGGGGTTTTTGTTTGCCACCCGAAGGAGGAGTCATGGACGACGACATCTGGGA